ATGACACTCGTATATTCAACAGAAACTGGTCGAATCAAACCTGAAGAAGAGAAGATCGAACGTCCTAAAGGTGATGGTATTGTTCGCATTCAACGCCAAACTAAAGGTCGTAAAGGCAAAGGCGTTTGTATCGTAACTGGTTTAGATTTGGATGACGCGCCATTAAAGCTACTGGCAGCTGAACTGAAAAAAGTTTGCGGCTGTGGTGGCTCAGTGAAAGATGGAAGCATTGAAATTCAAGGAGATGCACGTGATAAGATTAAAGCGCACCTTGAAAAGAAAGGCATGACAGTCAAGTTAGCCGGCGGTTAATAGTAAAAAAGAAGCCCTATGAGGGCTTCTTTTTTTTAATATCCAGGGAAGCAATCTCAGTAGATAATCAATATTGAATACTGACTAGAACTCATACTTTTCTAAAAATCAAAGAGTGTGCTAATAGCAGAGCAAGCAATCGCAGATTGATAGATCCATATTAGCTATTTTATGGTAAATCGCGGTTATGTTTAATGACAATCATAAAAAGCCTCATATTTTAAAATCTGAGAGGGATAGGAGCCCAAACGAAGAAAGAATTGGCGTACGTTGATATTCTATTTAACATAACACATATAATGCGCACTGTAATAGTGGTTCTGACGGACTCGAAATCACCATAGCCAAGCCACCACAAGCCATTGAAATTCCTGTCAATCCAAGCCCGTTATATTTTTTTGCTATGTTTTCCCACATGCCGCGAATCGCTGGGTTCTCGTTGCGATCAGCGTGACAACCTAACAACGCAATCTCAGGGTCAATTCCTGCACCTTTTGCCAAGAAAACTGCTTCTTCATCAGACACATAGCGAATCCCTTTGCGCATTTTGCTGATTTTGTTTGGTTGTAGATTCAAATCGTGTGCAATCTGCTTGTCTTGTAAGTAGTTTTGAGCCTTTTTGTAGGCATCTAATAGTTCATTGGCGTACATGAGCACCTCCTTATTTCTTCCATTCTAGCTTTATAAGTTCGATTTTTCGCATCTTGTAGATTCGATTTTTCGAATTTATAGTTCCGATAAATCGAATTTAGACCACCTTGGTACGGGCGTTTGCCCTTGACGCTTTCGTCTGTCCTTGGTGGTCGCTCTCAACGGTCAAGGTGTTGCTATGAAAAAACTGTCTACTGAAAATGCGATCATTATCGATACGGAAACTACTGGCTTAGGTTTTGATGCAGAAATTGTCGAGTTCACTGCTATCTGTGCTGACTCTGGCAAAGTTATCGTGAACGAGCTGGTTAAACCGACTTGCTCCATTCCTGCTGAAGCGACAGCAATTCATGGCATCACCGATGAAGATGTTAAGGACGCGCCCGACTTTCATCTTGTTTTTTCAAACCGTTTTCTTCCGCTTCTTAACGGTCGTCCAATCATCATCTACAACTCAGATTTTGATACACGCTTAATCATCCAATCGTTAGACAAGCACTGTAACTCTGCTTACGTCCAATCCGTTGAAGATTTGTTTTTCAAATTCTGCGTTCCTCACTGTGCGATGCTTTGGTACGCCGAGTTCTTCGGTGCTTGGAATGACCAGCACGAAAATTACAAGTGGCAATCTCTGACTAACGCGTGTGCTCAACAACATGTCGATGTGTCTGATTTAACTGCGCACCGAGCGCTGGCTGATTGTGAAATGACTCGTCGATTGATCCACGCGGTTAACTCACAGCTTGAAAACCAAACTAATCAAAACTGTGACGGCGTCACTAATGTGTTCACGGAGTGATAACCATGGAACGTGATCGCTCATTTACATGCTTAGTTCTTCTAGCGGGTTTCATCGCTGCGGTTTTCTTGTTTTATCAGAACAATTACATGGACGCCACGGCTGAGTCTTACGCCAAAGTCCAAACGTGGGTTGATGAACATCCATCAGCAAAACCTCTGCTAAACGAGCTGTTGAGCGATGGCAAGTTAACGCCTAACGAGGTCGCTAAAATCCGTATTTTCATCAAAGAAGAGCCGAAACGCCTTCTTATCTCTCAGGCAACTGAGGCGCGTTAACCATGAACGAAGCTCAAATCATCTATTACGACTTGCTGCCTGATTACACGGTTTCCGTGTTGGTCAAAGGCTGTGATGAATGGGATTTGCTTAAGTCGATGTCTCATCTTGAGTCTTGGGCTTCGTCTCAATTTCTATCTTACGAGTTGGTTTCTATTACCAACACAACTTACCAAGAGCGCGTTGATTTAGGGGTGTTCGATGACTACTGCAACTAACATCCTCAAGAAGTTCGATGAGCAATCGGTTCATATTGACTACCTATGTTTTACATTTGCCGTCAAGGACTTACGCCATTGTCATAACGCGCTTCAACGTCTGCATAAGCATGAGGAATACCGAGGATTAGCGCCTAAATCACTGTTACAGCGTAACTGTAAGACACCTAAGTTCCCTGCTCCACCTCAGTTTAATTCGACCATTGCCAAGACAGCAGATGAGATTAATGCGTACAACGACGCCTTTGAAATCTGTTACCGAAACTACTTAGAAGAATGTCTACGCATCTTCACCAATCAAGTGTTGGGCTTGTCGCTGTCTGCGCCTCGTGGGCTTGGTTTTCAGTTCTACACCGAATCCATGAAACTTACCTCAGCGAACGGTGAAGACTTCTGTGGTTTCGTTGGTATCGGTGGCAACAATGACACGGTGCATTTTCAGATTAATGGTAAAGGCTGCAAGCATGTCTTTGCGCGTCGCGCGCCTTGGTCACTGCATGATTGGCTGACTAACGTGTTGGGTGTGCAAACATTGGCGCGTGTTGACCTCGCTTATGATGATTACGACGGGATTTTTGATTGTGAATACGCGCGCACGGCCTGGAATGACAATGCATTTCGAACGGCTGAACGCGGTCGCAGTCCAGTGCTGCATGTCGACCACACCATTGCGGGCTATCGCGGTGGTCGCCCTGATTACACCAAAGAGCAATATTCGATTGGCTCTCGTACCTCTCGCATTTACTGGCGTGTTTATAACAAGGCACTTGAGCAGAAACTCGCGAACACGGGGCTGGTTTGGTATCGCTCCGAGGTCGAACTTAAAAAATGGAACATCGACGTTCTGCTCAACCCAGCTGGTGCATTCGCTGCACTGAATGACTTCTCGGCGTCGATTTCTACCGCAAAGAAATTCAATACAAAACCTGTCCCGACCAAACGCGCGGCGTTAGACCTGTTGGCTTCGGCTCACTGGATGCGTCGTCAGTACGGGAAAATTCTCAACTCTTTAATCGAATTCCATGAGGGTGACATTGAAACCGTGGTCGGTTCCCTTGTCCGTGATGGAACGAAATTCACCTTCCCCGATACCTACGGCAAGTTGGTGACTCACATATTGGAGACTTAACAAATGGCTAAATCTGTTTTTGTTCTAGGCATGGACATCACTTGGAACTCAGCACGTGGTGACAGTGCGCAACTGAACGTGTCACGTCCATTACGTGAAATTAACTCGGAGAAATTCAAGCGTCGCACCATTGGCGAATCGGGTGATGTTAACCCGCAATGGGATCAACCTTTGATGATTGATCATACTTACGCCCTGCTCCTTGAACGCACTGGCGCGCTTGTTCCTCGCCGTGAATACGAGCTGCGTTTGGAAATCAACCCAGACGACCCATTGGCCGGTGCGATTGTGACGGAGTTGATCCCCGTCGACCAAGAAATCAAGAAGCACTTTGAAACTTCAATGAAAGCGCAAGGTTAATCCATGCCTATTTGTGTCGATGTTACTCGTCGTGGTTGGCTTCAAGCCACTGGAGAATCTACTCAGCACTGTAGTTCTTACGTGATGATGTCGGTCACTGACTTCAATCAATATCAAGAGCCTGTCGCCTTCAATAGCGACCTGTTCTTATATGTAAGTGGCGTGCTTTTGGTCAACATGATTGTTGGTCATTGGTCAGGCCGTGTTGTTCGCCTTATGAGTAAAAGGTAATTCTTATGAAAAAACTAGAACTTGTTGTAAATAAAGTAAAAAGCGCCGTGGTAAACAAGAACGTCGCGGTGGGTGCTGCGCTTATGGTCGCGTCGGTTTCGCCTGCATTTGCTGACGGCATTACCGATGCCATCACAGCGGCTACAACCAGTGGTCAAGCTAACGTATCGTTGACGGTTGCAGGTCTTATCGGTATGGCGGCACTGGGCTTTGGTGTAACGATGATTGTTGGCTTCCTTCGTAAGTAACGGTTCGTCTCTATGCCTCCGATATCTGGTAATTTACTTGGGGATGTTCTCGCTATCGTTCTAGGTGTTGCTTTTGCGGGGGCATTTCTCCATGGCTTTGTGAGTGGCATCAATACTCACTAATCAGTGAATCAGGGGGCTTCGGCTCCCTTTTTTCTTGGTTGTTCTATGAAAAAACTACTTCACATCCTGCCGTTACTTTTGCTGTCCTTTTACGCAAATGCTAACCAAGTCTTTTATGCCAAGGTAACCAGCTTCGTTAACAGTGGTGAAGAGCCGCTTGCTCGCCAATGTGCGAACATCGGTGTGGGCTCTTATATCGGTTATTCCTCGGGTAATAAAACCATTCCTCTTCGGAAGATTTTGCCTAACGGCATCAACTGTATTTCTATCCAAATCGGTCCTTCTGCTTCGGTTATTTATACTCGTAACTCGGTTCAACATCGGATTTGGTTTAACTGGGAGTTTCAAGATACCTGCCCTGAAAATCAGGAATACAATCCGACTACTCGATTGTGTGAATCCCAATGTGAGTTTGGTGAAAACCCTGACGGCTCTTGTATGGATGCTTGCCAATTCAAGCAATCTGTCAATGAACAAAAGCTGCTTCATTGGTCAGCGTATGTTTATGGTCCTGAAGTGACTGGTGCCTGTTATGGTGATTTCGGTGCTACTCGATGTGAGTTGCGTCGACCTCCGGTCTCAGTGACGGTATGTACTGATGCGGATTCTGGTGAGTTTACGCAAAACACGACTTGCACGTCACAGTTTGTCTTTACCGGAAAACAATGCGATGGCGGCACACTATTTTGGGGAAAGAATGGTCCAGATGATCCATTTGATCCAGATAACCCTGATGACCCAGAGCATAAACCTGACGACCCTACGGGTGACATCGAAGACCCAAGTGTCTTACCCGATGACTCCACCAATACGGTGACGCCTCCTGATGTGAATGACAAGCCAGATGTGGAAGACCCGGACACCGATGATTCAACAGACACGGCAGTTCTTTCCGCGATTAAAGGGCTCAATGCTGACGTGAACAGTGGTATTCATGACTTAAACGTCGATGTGAATGAATCCCACGCCAAGATTAACAATGCGGTCATTGACCTAAAAGCCTCGGTGGTCGGCAACACGCAAGCCATTCAAAAGCAGCAAATCAACGACAACAAGATTTACAACAACACCAAAGCGCTCATCCAGCAAGCGAATGGTGACATCACCACCGCCGTGAATAAGAACACCAACGCAACCGTCAAAGGACTCAAAGAACTTGATGCTTCCGTTGGTGACTTGAACGGCAATTTAGATGACATCAAAGGACTGCTTACGGGCGGTAATTTTGGCTCTCCCAATGGTGAGGATGTTGCCGAGGTTATCTTCTCTTCAGATGACTTTGTATCAATAAACGAAACCATTCAAGACAAGCGCCAATCGATTCAAGATTACGTCGACCAAGTGAAAGGGCTGGTCTCTATCAGTACCAATTTTAATAACGGCTCACTCACTGATAAGTCATTCACCGTTAAAGGCACCACGGTTGAATCGGGTTTACAACGTTTCGATTCGGTCTCTGGCTACGTTCGCCCAGTGGTGCTGTTTATCTGCGCTTTGATAGCACTTTGGATCTTGTTCGGTCCTAGGAGTAAATAACATGGATTACATCTACGCAGCTTTGGAGTTCATTGCCAATGTTGGTCAAACGCTGCTCGACTTCATTCAAAACATCCCTGACCTTATCATTAATTGTGTCGAGTATGGTGCGCTGTGGTGCATCTCCGTTTGGCTGGATATCAAAATCGCATCGATTCAGATTTCATTGAGGATCGCGCAGACGTTACTGGCAGACTATGGCGTCTATACCTTGATTGAGAGTAACTTCAATTCCCTTCCCTCTGACGTGCGTTACATCCTGACTCAGTACGGGGTGACGTCTGGCTTGCGGGTTATCTTTGACTCGTTCGCCGCTTCGCTTGTCATGCGCTTCTTCAACTGGTGATAACATGGCAACTTCATTTCGATACGGTCATGGCGGCTCTTACAAATCAGCATGCGCAGTATGGTTTGACCTACTTCCGGCACTTCGTGAAGGTCGAGTCTGTATTACCAACATCCATGGTATGCAGCCCTTAGAAGTGATCGAGAAAAGACTCGGTGAGAAGTTTCCTGACAGTGCTCGCCTTATCCGCATTAGCTCTCGAAACCCTGACGGCTTCGAGCTTTGGAAGTACTTTTTCTGCTGGGCGCCTATTGGCTCCTTTATCCTCATCGATGAGTGTCAGCAAATCTATTCCACCAATGCTGGCTTCAAGATGGCGAACATACACAAACGCCCTTTCACGGACTTTGAGCCTCACTTACCGCAAGGATTCTCGGAAATCTTCCACTCTCGCTGGCTTACTGTAGATACCTCCAGTTTAGACCGTGGTGAAGTCGATGACTGCCAACGTACCCGCTTTGATGAGCAAGGACGCATCATCTATCCCGAGAACTTCAACAACGCGTTTATGGAGCATCGCCATTACAACTGGGACATTGTGTTACTGACGCCCGACTTCGCTCAAATCCCTAAAGAGTTAAAAGGCGTCGCCGAGCTGGCAAAGCAACACAAAGGGAAAGACGGGATCTTCTTTTCTAATCGTAAGCCAAGAATATTGGAGCATGACCCGCTTCGTACTGTCACGGTGCCAAGTAAAGATGATGTGGTTTACAACCTGAAAGTCCCTCTCGATGTGCATTTGCTTTATGCCTCTACGGTGACTGGGCAAATCACTAAATCGGGGCTTGGTAAGAACATCTTTCTTAATCCTAAGTTCTTAGCCGCTGTGGCTATCTTCATTCTTTCAATGGGATATTTAACGTATGCGCTTATTGGTATTTTTTCTGGTTCTGAGGAGACATCTTCGCAAGGAACGCCAGCTCATCAAACTTCGCAGCAAGGTGCTGTTTCATCTTCAAACCGTCAAACGCGCCCTAATCAAAACCATGCGGTTCATTCTGTCGTGGGTTCTGGTGGTTCTGATTGTTCGGGCGCTGGTTGCGATGGTCGGTCTTATTATGATGTAGGCTCGGTTCCAGCTTGGTTCCCACTATCGAATTCTGAAAGTATCTATGTCTCAGCGGTTGAGCGCTGGTACAAGAAAAAGGTGGTTTACGTGAATGTTCATTTCGAAATCACCACGCCTCGAGGTGTGTCTTATCTTGATGATGTGTTCCTAAAGAAAGTGGGCGTTCAGATGGAATACCTCGACGATTGCTTGGTGAAGCTATCGGACGGTGAATCTAACTTCTTTGTGACGTGTTCACCCTATGAGCAGATTGCACAAAACCAGAAATCAGACATTGAGCTCAAGCCTGTTGGTGGGCTGTTTGGAGGCGATGAAAGCTAATGAACGAATACGTAACCCATGGGCAACTGCTCGAAGTCATCGAACTGTTTGACCATCTCTCCATGCTTAACGCGATCATAGTCATCATCGTTTACGACCTCTTTCGTAGTGGTGTTCGAATGTTGGCTGACTATCTGAATAAGGAAAACGGACAATGAAGATGACATCAGAACGGTTTAGTCGTGCGGTCTATAACTCCCCGCTTGGCGCGTTCGTTTTAGTTGGGCCACCGACATTTGAGCAGCTTCAAGAACGTAGGCTATTTGTTTTACGGTTTGAGATAGCGATGAGCAAAGCCGTATATGGTTAGAGCGGATTGGGCATCGCCCCGACCGAAGGGAGTCACCGAGATATAAGGAGTTGCGGAGCGACGACGAAGCACCGAGCCACCCACCACTAGCGATCTGGGGCACTTGCTTAGACTGGCGAGTGTCCCTAACTGCCCAAGCCAAAATATGTAGAGCCGCCCCTCGTCCTGCAAGAATCAGCCTCGCAGAGACTAACCACACCAAAGGCGCATAAACCCACTGGAACACATCAAGACTATCAGCACCAAAGCTTTGCGAGTGTCGAGCAAGGCTTTTCCTGTATCAGATGAGACCTACCGACCAGAGCGCGTAGCAAGTGAGGACGGGCTAGGACGATTGCGCTACGTGCGCGGGAGGTCAAACCCCCGAATCTGTATTACGGGGGTATTACGGGGGTAAATTCCACGAAACTAACGACATTCGCATGACTGAGGCAACTTAACTAAGTTTCTTTTCAGGTTTGAGCAATATTTGCTAATATATGTATATTCATACAGTGTTGGTGATTTTTATGCTAATTAGATATGTCAAAAACCATAATGGTTTTATCCTAGACGCGAACGGTTACGATGGTTTTGGGAAATTTGTTAAAGTTCCTGCACTTCTTCGTAATGGAGAGTATAAATACGATAGTTACAGAGGAGTTCTCAACGCTTTTGAATGTCGTGCGTTTCAAAAGGTTAAACTTGTTGGCTTCACGGAGTATAGCTTCGATGATGGAAAGAACTGGATTAAGGTTAAGAAAAATCACTATATGGTTGGTGTTCGTAAATCGCACGAGTTCTACATAGTTCTTTTCAATGGGAAACCTCGTCAGTTTCTATACACACCAAAAGAAGAAAAGCACTATATCAATAACATACATCAATTACCTTATTCCTAGCTCCATACGCTTAAGGCAACATCACTCATAAAAGCAACAGATTCTTTTTTGGTTACTCAATAACTATAATTTATTGATAGTACTGATTTTTATTGTGATCTTATTACTTTACATTCGGCACTGTGTACGGGAAAATATGGCGGAATTTGTAATGCTTCCACCGATTTCCCTGAAAGCTCTCAGTGCAATCCAGTATACGACACAAGTTTTTAATGGATAAAAGCAATGATAGAAACAAAGTCACGTGAGACAAACATCAACATTTGGGTCGAGTTATTGATTTTTATAAGCTCGTACTATCCTCTGTTTCTTATATTACTGATCAAGGATGTAACCTCTAAAACTGTCGGGATTCAGTTTGGGCTCCCTCATTGGGAGTTATATGTAAGCATTTGGGCCCTAATCGGTATTTTTGTATCTTCTGGCGCTACGCTGGTAACTGGAAAGTTAATGAGGTTCCTGTTTACGGGAGCAGAAGGCTCAAAGCAAATAACGCTTACTGAAGCAAAAGCTGTGCGTGGAGATATGATCAACTACACGCTCCCTTTTCTTATCGGTCTATTTGCTTTTGACTATAAAAGCATACAATCCATTGTATCTTTGGTTGTTTTTTTGTCCTTCATGTTTGCATTCTCTCGCAAAGATAAACTTATCTTACTAAACCCAATGTTCCTGCTTCTAGGTATGCGTTTATATGAGATTAAGTATAAGAGAGTTGGTCAGCCTAAAGTAGTCCATTCTGCTAGCGCTCTTTGTTGGGGTGTAGCGAAAGCATCAGATACAAGAGTTAGATTTCTCGAAAACTCCGGAATAACGTTTATTTCAGCATTAGTTGATAGGTAATAATATGACAATTAATCAGTCAAACACTGCAGAGGCTATGCAAGAAGAGGTTCAACTAGGACTTGACCAAGCTAGCTTAGATGCAAAACTCTCAGAACTACAAGCACTCGATTTGTCCGAAGCAACAGTTGATTTGTGGGTTGCTAAGGTTAAGGTTGGGAACAAAACGAAGCGTTTTGGTGAAATTAAAAACTTGAATGTACATTCGGACTTTCAAGACCATTTTCGTCAATATGTTATTGAATGTATTCGTGGTAACCAACATATTGAAGAACTTCGTCCAATTACAACGGTGCAAGACAATAGATTTTTTCATGTGGAGTCTAGCGCAACTGATTTGTGTCAACTGAGCGAGCAAGTAGAAACTGGTAGGCTACTTACTGTTAATCAAGCTGCCGAGCTAAATAACTATAATGCTTATGCTATTCAACTTACATTTGGAAACCCTGAGCAAAGCATTTATGCATTCCGCTACATTAAAGGGGCTTGGTCAGTAAACAACACGGCAAACAAAACGCTACGACCTAAGGTCATGGGTAACCAACTTGTTGTTGAAATCGATCAAAGCTATAAGTTCCAAATCACCCCTTATATTGATTTCATTCAATATAAGGACGACGTTTTTATTGCTGATTTGGCTCAATTTGAAACAGCAATGAATTATCATGAACGTCTCCGAGAAAAGAAAACTGAAGCGATTACGGCTTTAGGTCAAAGTCCTGCGATGAATTCAAGTGAGTCAACGAAGCTGAGAAGTGTCGTTGGGGATGACAAGCGCCTAATGCGCCAACTAGCTTCAGTTTACCAAAAAGGTCATTATGGAAATGAGCTTTGGTTACAGAAACTACGTGATGCAGCTAACGAAGCTGGCAACTGGAAAATTAAATTTGATGACCATGGAAAAATCTTAGTTGAAGAAAGCAAGGATTATGTCAAAGAGCTATTGGTTCTTCTCCAGAACAAGCGTGTTAAAACTGTAGTTGATGGTTTAATGTTTGATGTTGAGGGAGAGCTTGTAGAGATCTCAAATTTAGCTTCTGAATCGTAAAGTAAATATAGAGGCTCCGATTGGAGCCTTTTTAACTACATCATTTCCTTAAGAGCCCTAGCATACTTTAATACTCGACCTGCGGCTTCTAAGTCTGTCAACGCCCCAATTTCTAACAACGCTATCCCAGTTAATACTTGTTGAGCAGTAACAAGTTGTCCGGTTGGTAGCTCTAGTTTGTCATGGTGCATCTTAAAATGTTCCCACTGTTCGCATGAACTTAGCTCCCTGCCCTTAGTCATTCTCATGAGTCGTTTGCACTCCGGTGGAATGGTTTTTCCCTTATCCCATTCTTTGACAGTTCTCACAGTTTTTAAACAAAGTTCAGCAGCTTGTTCGACGGATAAACCACATTCAAACTCACGAAAAATATAGTTTTTTGTCATTTCGTGATACTTCATTGAATTGTCCCTCAAAAGAGGAACATATTATAAATATTGAATATGCAACCGCATTAAACATAAGCAGATATAATGCGCACTAACGGTGTTAGAGCAATTTAGTAATGTCCGGTTTTAGCCACTTTAAAATGTCCTCCTAAGATTAACAACATTGTTTGCTTTTGAGGCTTTAACCGATGTTGATTACTAAGGTTCTGTCTGACGTCCGTGAAAAGCTATTACGTCAAGTTGATGCTGCATATCCGGCGCACAAGTGTCGTGATCGTCCAAGTAACCGACGTTACTCTGAAGATTTTAAAGTGGTTTATCTCATTGAACCAACTGAAGAAAATACTCGCTTAGTTCACGAGCATGTCAAAGTCTTACACTATCCCAACGGAGACATTGCGATTGTGTATGGTCACAGAAAGTTGGAATTCAAAATTTTCGATAAGCTTGAGCATATTCAACAAGCCCAAATTGTCGACAACAAACGATTAGGTCAAGTACTAAAAGGACATTTTAAAATGGGATTGACAGTAAGTGTAAGGTTATTAAAAAGCTTCTGA